CGAGGACCGCGTTCACCATTTTCGGGTGGTTGGGGGCGTCGCGTTCCCATTTATTGTTGTCCTTCACGTAGAGTGTCTCGCGCTTGACGTCGCTACAATGGACGGGGCGTTTGTGGACGTCGGTCTTTTGGAGGTTGTCTATCAAAATTTTCGACATACCTTCCACATACCCCATGGTTTCCACATTTTCCATGTCGGTCATGTTGAGTTGGATAGAATTGACGAAATCCTTCATATTCATCGCGTCTTTACATTTCTCGTTGAGGAACAGGTTCATGTTGAAGGTGTTGTTGGTATTGTTGCTGTTGATGGTGTTGGTATTATGGTCTCCTGTTAGGGTTGATGCGACTTCGATGGAGGGTTGGGGCGGGTTTATGATTTGCGATTGCGATGACTGGGTTGTCTTCATAAATTCTAATAACTGTGTTTGAAAATGCGAGTTATTTGCTACGATTGACAACATTGACGCCATCCTCGCCATTTCTATTTTCATTTGACGGTTTTCAGCAGTAAGATTTTTAATTTTCTTATCGGTGTTTTGTTTACGGGGTTTTACATTCTTACGTATAATTACATTCTGGGTATTGTTATTTGAATATAATTCATCACCATCGGTATCGGTATCAGTATCAGTATCAGTATCAGTATCAGTATCAGTATCATTATCGCCATCACCATCACAATCAGTATCAGTATCACTATCACAATCAGTATCACTATCTATGTGTTCTATAGGTTTTATTTGTTGTTTAACCGCCACACATGTTTTCCTATGACGACACAAACCAGAAAGATGTGAATATTTCTTATCGCACTTGGAGCAATTGAACGATAATGGATGGCACTCATTTTGGTTATCTTCCATTATCTTTTTATGTTTACGGGTCAAAAGATGCGTGTTGAAATTTGATTGTTTAGAGCATCTAAAGTCACATTTTTCACATATGAATTTAGCGGCATTTTCGGCATTTTCGGCATTTTCAGCATTATCCGGCATTATCCGTCCTAAATAATACGTCGTTCGATGTTCTATAATAGCGGTATAAAATAGCCCCCCGATTCGGACGCGGTGGCGGACCCCGAAAAAAGTCAGTCACAGTTTTTTCGGGGCAAAAATCGGGTTTGTGAGCATTTCAGTCACAACCCGGTTTTTTGGTGTTTCGAATTACGAAAAATAAATTGACGGCGCGCAACAGGCGATTTGGACATTCCTGGCGGAGGCCCTGGCGGAGCTCCCCCAGTTACCATTAATGCCTGGGGCTACCGCCCGCGCTATACTATACACATTACTATAGAAATACCAGAGCATATATCATCTCATTTTTTATTCTGAAATCAAACGGAATATTTTCCAGGATTATTCTCTCGAACATCCATTTTTGAACGGATTATAATTGGCGGTTTGTATATATATCATCGAAAGCGGACGCGATTACGGCGGGATTCGCGAAGAACTTTCCGCGTTCTTCAATAACTCTTTAAGTATCCGGTTTTCTATCATCAATTGCTTGATTTGGTCGAGTGTGAGCGAAGCGGGGTCCGGGTCGGCGGGTACAGGTGCGTGTACGGTATGGGTGGTTAAGGCAGGCACCGCAGGTGCCCCCCGACATACCGCTTTATGCTTATAAATACTTGTTCGTGATTTGAATATCTTATTACATATAGAGCATGTGTGTTTATCCACTGCGACGATATTGCCGTCATTTAATTGGTGCTTACGTGTCTCCAAGTGTCGAATATAATCCTTCTTATTGTCTGTCATATATAAACAACCCTCGCAATTGTAGACAACGGGTGGTTTTGGAGGCATTTGCGGCATTTGCGGCATTTGCGGCATTTGCGGTTGTATAATAAATATACAAAAAATCAACGAAATTAACGAACGAGCGTTGAACGAATGGGGGTATGTTATTCCTTATCGATAATAATATTTTTCACGATATCTATTCATTGGGTATTTACCATTCAGTCTCACGTGTTGACATTTTCGTATAATAATTATACGAAAATATTCTTTACACCTTTTATCATACACATTATTCAATCATATTTGTATCCTTCTCAACCGCCACATTCTTCGACACATTCCGTATCACCTTGGCAATATTTCCTTCCTTCTCCCCGTCCGTGGTTACCTTGGAAAGTTTCATATACCGTTCGTTCTCTTTGGAGCTGCTGTTCATACACCGTGGATTGGCTTTCGCCCATTCACCAACCAGCGCCACGTTCTTCTGCTCGACCGCCAGGACCGCATTCACCATTTTCTGATGGTCAGGTCCTTCACGTTCCCACTTGTTGTCATCCTTTACGTATAGGGTCTCGCGCTTTACATCACTACAATGGACTGGGCGTTTGTATAGGTCGGTTTTCTGGAGATTGTTTATCAAGATGTTTGACATTCCCTTTACATAGCCATCCCGTTCCACGTTTTCCAGGTCGGTTAGGTTCAGTTGGATAGAATTCACAAAGTCCTTCATATTCATCGCATCCTTACATTTCTCATTGAGGAAGAGGTTCATGTTGAAGGTGTTGTTGTTGCTATTTATGGTGTTGTTGGTCATATTGTTGGTAGTGTTGTTAGTCGGGTTGTTTGACATTCCGCCATTTTTACACATTTCCATCACTTTGCTTTGAAATTCTGCGTTTTGCTGAAACATCATCATCATCGCGTTTGTGAAGTTCTTGGTGAGTTCACCTAAATACTGTTCGGATGGGGTTGTTGGGACGGGTGCGGTGGGAGGAAAAATGCTGGTAGGAATAGATGACATATCGGGAATGGCTGAAGATGGTATAGTGATGTTAGTTGGTTGAGAAGAAACGGGATTACATCCAACAATATGTTTGTAAACACTCGTGCGATGTTTGAATAACTTATGGCAGAGCGGGCATTCATTCGGGTCTGGTTTGGATGACGTTTGTTCGTAGTATTTAACGTTTTTCGTATGTTTCGGTCTCATTAAATGGCGTTCATAATCCGTTTTATTATACGATGAATAGTCACAAATTTCGCAAGTATAAGAAACTCGCATTTTCCCATTAGTCGTCATTGAATCGTTTATACATTAGGCTACTAAAATAAAACGTCTAAAGCTACGCTCCGCCACCGCCGTTGCCGACCCCTCAAAAAAGTCAGTCACGGCTTTTTCGGGGCAAAAATGCGTTTTGTGAGCGTTTCAGTCACAACCCTTATTTTGGGTGTTTTGAATTTCATGTTTTAAAAGTCTCGCGCGCAAACGGCGATTTGGACATTTATTGGACAAGCCCCAAACGGCCTACAAATACACGCAAAATACACATCATCGCCACACCATACACAGCACTACCCATATTTCAACCACACCATATATGGTCTCGTTCCCAACAGACTACACGCAAACGACTGAAGCCCGCCCAAGGCCCGCCGGAGGCCATTCGCATCCCCCCAAACCAGCGTCCCGACATTATAGAATATGAAACTCCCAGTTTTGGGGGATCAAATTCAAACGGAATATTTTCCGGGATTTTATAGTCAACCATTTGAATTCCAACCATTTTAATTTCGGACTTTTGAATTCAAACGGAATATTTTCCAGGATTTTATAGTCAACCATTTGAATTCCAACCATTTTAATTTCGGACTTTTGAATTCAAACGGAATATTTTCCAGGATGTTCCTTCCGTTCCTTCATTTTATTCAATTTCAAACGGAATATTTTCCAGGATTTTCCTTCCGTTCCAATGAATTTCGAATCTCTCAGAGGCACGGTTTGTAAACACGAATATTATATGAATATTATATAATATACGTAGTAAATGCCTGGGAGAAAAAGGTCTGGATTAGCCAAGGATAGAAGAGCATATTCATGGGTTAAAAATACGCCATCGATGTACACCGTTACGTATAACGGTAATACCAACACGAGCGGAAACACGCCAACCGATGCCTCTTCGCCGTATACCGCCGGGTCAACGGTAACTATTTTAGGAAATTCCGGTTCTCCTGTATTGGCCAATACCGGATTCACATTCTCTGGATGGAACACCGCCGCGAACGGTTCTGGAACATCGTATTCTCCAGGAAATACATTCGCGATTAACACAAACACGACACTTTATGCGCACTGGGTGGCGGTCCAACCTGTATCAACGCCGACAGCATTATTCGGCGTGGGAGGAAATCAAGCGGCGTATATTTTGTTCACACAAACCGGCACCGTAACCAACTACGAATATTCGACGGATGATGGAGCCACGTTTCTGGCATTCGACCCTCCACAGATATATAGCCCCGTGGAAATAAACACACTTTCGTCGGATGGAGTGACTCGACTGACAAACGACGTCGAATATACCGTCCGATTAAGGGCAGTAAATTCTACAGAGCAGAGCAGTGATTCTGACCCCGTAAATGTGACTCCCACCGTAACAAGCTTGACGACTACAAACCGCATCATCTACCTGGATGCGAACGACGAAAATTCCTACTCCGGCTCCGGCACGACATGGACGAACCTTGATTCTGGCGGGGATTATAGTGCGGCACTCACCGGGTCACCGACATTCGATGACACAACCACACCTGGAAATAAGTATTTCGATTTTAACCGTGGAACGGCTACCGGGCAATACGCTCAAATTACACAAGCCGCCGCAATCAATCCCGTTGTAAACCAACCCTTCACGATTCAAATATGGGCCCGAATCAATAATGTGGGAACACAAGGTTCGTTAGTAAGTAAGGTGTTTGGCGCCCCATCCTATGATGGATACGCGTTAGGCTATAGGACCGACAACACATTACAATTACATGAAAATGGTTCGTCGCTAGTGAATTATTTTACGTCGGCGACTGGTGTGTTAAGCAATGGATGGAGACTCTACACCGCAAACGTCCAATTCGGAAATGGCGGAGGAAGGAAAAATAAGATATTTGTAAATGGTCGCCAGGTTCTCTCGGCGACAAGTAATGAAACCGGTATTCCATCTTCTACGCAAAATCTCACATTCCCAACCGGATTTTATGGAGAGGGAGAATGCGATGTCGGCCAATTTTATTATTATAATACGGAACTGTCAGTAACACAAATCATCCAAAATTATGATGCGTCGAAACCCAGATATATAGGTTTGACGTGATATTGAAAAAAAAGCATCCACGACCCGACCCGCCCCGCGCGTGAATGCCATAGATTAGATTCATTGATACCCGATGATATCCTTGGAAAACGCGTCTTCGCCGTGTAGTGAGTATTTCTTCCCGGTGCGGACATCCACGTATCCGTCCGTTTTCGCGCAATTCTGGGCCGGCCAGCCGGTACACCAATACCAACCGGTGATTTCCTTGACCTCGTCGCGAAGGACCATAATATGGGGTTCGTATAATGTGGCGTCTTCTTCGCAGGTTTGATTGTAATGCTCGATGGAATGGAGGTGGGATGGCGCGATACTCTGGTATTGATGCCATGACCTGATGGTGTATGTTCGGTATATTGGGGCACGGGCGGGGGCGCGAGCGGGGGTGGCGACGGCGACGACGACGGCGGGAGCGGCGACAGTTTCGATGGCAGTAGATGACATTTGATGATTGATGATATTGATGTATCAATAAAATTGTATTCAATTTTATTGATAATAAAATCGTTCCTCGAATGAGGAATGTCAATTTTATTGATAATAAAATCGTTCCTCGATAGATGAACAACCGAATTCTATGGATTTTAACGTCGTTGTTTGCGACGATGGGTAATGTTATTGCGGCGACGGCTTTTGGTTTTGACGTGGCGTTTGGATAATTTATTTGAGGAGTGTTTTTTTCGTTTATTGCCTGCGCTTTGAGGGGCGGATAATAGTGTATCCGCATCAACGAAATAATATGAATTAGGAAGAGTTACAGTCTTTACCTCATACCACCCCCCCGGAGCCTGATACGTACCCCCCACATATGTCTTACTCAACTTACCGTCATCATCATAGATATTAAATGTTTTGGTTCCATCGGCTGTTTCGGCTTGCTTCTCGGACAATCTCACAAATGCGACCTCATCAATAGGACGTTTAACCTCTCGTTCATCTACTGGAACAACTACATAGTAAATTACCCCCTGTTTTAGATCTTCATAATCTGTTAGAACTAATTTCTTGCCTTGCTTTTCAGCTATATTTCTGGCCACTTGAAGGGAATCGCTGTTATATATGTTCGGATACTTCATTACAGAACGTTTAAACTTTTGAAACGTTGTTGGATTGTCGGAACAGTATGTGTTATATAATTCATTCTTTTTCTTGAGTTCTGCCTGTGTTTTTTTTAATAACACATCCCAACCTGTAGTGTCAGCTTTTTTGTTTTCTAAATCCTCTTCAAGACGTAGGTTCCAGTGTGGCCCATAGTTGGGCGTCTGGGCCTTAGCGGCAGCACATTCGGCTTTGTGTTTGAGGAGTTCGTCGAGTTTGTTCTTACCCTCTTTGTAATTCCTTTCTAACTTTATTATGTAGTTATTTAGAGAGGATATTTCGGAATTTAACCAATTACACCACCTCTCTTTCGTTGTAGATGTGTCTGTCATCCCTGATGAACTAATTATACATTATCCTAATATAATATTTTCATCGTTCTATATCCAGCTCCCACCCCCGCGCGGTTGGGACCGCATATCCATCGAACCACGCAAACTTCCGTCTCCATTTCCATTGGCACCGCCAGTATTTAAACGTGAATACTCGGGTTGCTGAGGCGGAGCACGGTAGGCGGCCTGTGCGGCAAACTGGGGAGGGGTTCCAACAGGCGCATATTGTTGTGGTTGAGGCATCGTCTGTCCACGCTGGGAACCGGGCACACCACCCGCGCCACTCCCCATCGAACCGCCACCGCCGCCCATCGCCCCGTATCCACCACCACCGCCGCCCCCCGATACAACCGTATTCTGCTGCTGCTGCTGATTCTGTATTTCTAAACTCCGTTTATTCTGTAACTGTTCCAACGACACACTCCCCACCTTATCCGGCGAATACGTATCAGGTGGAGTCTCGATTTTATCCACCAAGTCAATCGTCGCATAATTATACAGCTGCCGCATTCCACCATTCCCCTTCGCCGACAATTCATCGGCGCTTTGGTCTAAAAAGCTGTAATTATCCGACGCGACACCGAAGCCGCCACCCATACTCTCGCGCCCCAACGCAAACGCATTCGGCTCGCCGTTGAAACCAGTCGCCACGTCGTTCAATGCGGCGTTCTTCGGCTGAAAATGCTGGAGGATTTGCTCACCGTAAAGCACTTGGTGGCCTTTATTCAGGAGGAGGAGCGCGGGGACGCGGTTGACTTGAGGGGGGAGGAGGACTTTTTCGCCGGTTTCCATCAAAATATGCCAAGCTCCGGTGCCGGATTTCACACGCTTATCGATACAGAGAAAATGAATGTCATCTTGGAGTCGTGATTTAGACAAAGCGGTCAATACGGCTTTGGATTTATCACAGTGGTTGCTGTAATAGATAATACACGACATTATTCCTTAATACTAAAATATAGATAAGTTTTTATGTGGGTTTTGAACGCGGTGAATGATTAGTAACGCCCGTTTTTCGAAGAAAAAATTGCGTCCATTACGTCCGTAACGTCCGTAACGCCCGTTTTTCGAAGAAAAAATTGATAACAAATCTTTATATTAATCTATATTAAACGTATCATTTATTGTTTACTATTGAGTAATGTCATCCGCCGCATCCGCTACCGCATCCGCTACCGCATCATCCGCCGCCCCATTCCATTCTGCTTCCGCGTCAAGCAAATACATCCCCCGCATCGTATCAAAAACCGATGAACGAGGTGAGCTCAGATTCACCATCGACCGCATCAACGTGAGCTTGGCCAACGGACTCCGAAGAACAATATTGTCCGACATTCCAACTTTTGTGTTCAGAACATTCCCCTACTCGGAATGCAAAGCCAGCATAACCACAAACACATCGAGAATTCATAACGAGATTCTGAAGCAACGCCTGAGCTGCATACCAATTCACGTAAGCGATATGGATCCCTCCATTAAAGAATACGTCCTTGAAATTAACGTGACCGCCGACGCCAGCGAAATTCGCTACATCACAACCAAGGATTTCAAAATGAAGAACAAAACGACCAGCAAATACCTCACCGATGTCAAATGCCGCGAAATCTTCCCACCGAATCCAATCACAGGCGATTACATCGAGTTCGCCCGCCTCCTCCCGAAAATGTCAGAATACGGTGAACCCGAGCAACTCGCGCTCACATGCGACCTGGATATAGGCAGTGCTAAAGAGGACGGTGCCTTCAACGTTGTATGTACATGCGCCTACAGTATGACGATGGACCCCTCCAAGGTCGATGAGGCCTGGCGCATCAAGGAAGCCGAACTCGTGAAGGAAGGTATCGCCGCGATTGGAAGCGAGGAAATGAAAGCGCAGCGGAAGAACTGGTCGCTCCTGGACGCGCAACGCTATACAAAAGACGACAGTTTCGATTTCGTCGTGGAAACAGTGGGAGTCTACACGAACGCGGATATCGTGAGCAAGGCCGCGCAGATTATGATTAACAAGTGTACGAAGTTCATCCGCGATATTGAAAGCGGGGAGAACCATATCATCCCGACGGTAAGCACCATCCATAACGGGTTCGATATCGAATTGAAGGGAGAGGATTATACCTTGGGGAAGGTGCTGGAGTTCTTCCTTCACGACAAACACTACGCGGAGGACCAGACAGTGACCTACTGCGCGTTTCGGAAGATTCACCCGCACAACCCGGATAGTATGATACGTGTAGGGTTCGCGGAGACGGTGGGGGTGGATGAAGGGATTGTGGCGCAGTATATCACCACGTGCGCTAGGGACGCGATTGTGGTGTTTGAACACATCCGCGACCAGTTCAGGGAGTATTAAACTTCGGAAATATAAGAAGCAACGACATACAAGAAAAAAACACAGGTTTTACTAATAATATTTTTTACGTTGTAAATAAAAAGTATTAGAACACACACACATTTTACATACCGCTGATTTCCTGTTCCTGTTCTGCTGCTGCGCTGGCCTTTACTCATCCGTCGTCGCCTCCGTCGCCACACCCGCCACCGCCGCCACCTCCTCGTCGCAGTGGGTCCTCAACGTGTCAGGCATCGTCGCCGCGGGAAACCCCATCCGAGGCCGAAATGGACGCCCCTGATTGGAGAAGATTGCGTCATCGGGGTTGATAGGCTCGGTTTCGAAGTCAGTCCCGTGCGTGAGACGAAACAGGTTGGAGAACGCAAGCATCGACATCATGCTCCATGTGGCGGAAGAGAGGTCGCGCAGGGTCTGGAAGACGCGAACCACCGGGCCACGATTGTTGGCGTCATATTTGTTGAATTCGGTGTAGATGGATGACATGACCGACACTGTAGCGCGCTGTTTCCTTTCAAAGCTGGATTCCGTAATGGGGCGGTCGAGTGTTGTCATCGCATTCACGTCCACGATGTCGGTACCCGCAAGCAGACAGAGACTCAAGAAGTGCTGCTGGAATTGTCCGCTGCCGACGAGTAGGGTATTCGCGAGCTGGTTTTTGGGACGCGGGTCGACGTAATCCGCGCACTGGATATTTTCATCGCCGAATGAATGAGATTGGGACCTGGTAAGAGGAGCAGCGGCCGCAGTGGGAACACCGTCATCGTCGTAGTACTCGTCGTCTTGGCCGTACTCACCGCCGAGTTCATCCGCAGTCTCGATGTCGCTGTGGTAGTCCCACGCAATGTCTTCTTGTTCTTCGTGATACCTGGACGCGACCAGCGAAATCATTTGGATGGTTCGGTTGAGAAACGCGAGTTCTTTAGCAAGGATTTCGGCCAAGGCGGCATTGTCGCGCTCGATTTTGTAATTGGGGTCGTTTTCGGACATCGCTGGAACGCGACGAGCACGACGCGAACGAGGCGCACAGGGGGTCATCAATTCTTCGTCGTCGTGGGGGAGAGGCGCCGTCATGTCCGTGTCCGCGGCCGCCGTCGTAGCCGTAGCCGTAGCCACTGCGGCGGCGGCGCAGTTTTCAATTTCTTCTTCGAGTTTCCGGATACCTGTGAAAATCGGGTTGCCTGTGGCGAGATTCTGGCGCATCGCCACCGTATATGTCGTCAGGGCGTGACGGACTTCGGCCTTGTCGGTATTCATTTCAGAGAGATGGTAGTAGCAGATTGCGAGATCGCCGGTCTTAAGGGAAGCAAACATTGTTCGTAGTAGTCGTGTGGTATGAACCTGTCAAATGGTGGAATGGTGGAAAAACATTTCAATTTTTTTGTGAATTCAAAAAACCCATCCCGCCACCCCCCTCCGGGGGGTGAAGATGTCAATTCTTGAATTCACAAAAAGAATTTTTCTATAAGGAAGTGCTTGCCTGGGTCATCGCCTGGGTCATCGCCTGGGTCATCGCCTGGGTCATCGCCTGGGTCATCGCCTGGGTCATCGCCTGGGTCATCGCCTGGGTCATCGCCTGGGTCATCGCCTGGGT